AGGCATAATTCTTTCTATGGTATATCCCGGGCCTTGTGTTTGCAAATATTCACCTGTTGCTTCGTCATAGTCTCTTTCACGCAAATGAATCTTACTTACGTGTGTTGGATTTTGTACACGATCACGTGCATACTCTAAACCTGTAATGTAAGCACTAATACGTGGAGCACTAACAACTTTGTTTTCGCTGTTATCTCTTATAATATGTGCTACTTGGCGTGTTAGGTTTCCGTAGGTTGTGGGAATTTTACGAAGTGTACCTGCACTGTCTTTGTAACTAAAATTACTCATCACACGAATAAACTGTGTTACAAAGCGTCTTATTTGTCCGTCATAAAAATGTTGCATTAGTTGTCTGCCTTAGGTTTAAGTGCTTGCGATAGTGCTTGGCGTTCAGTAACTGTTTCGCCGTTAATATTATTTGTATTGCTATTGTTTACAAATGTACCAAGTTGTGTTGTAGCATTATCACTGGTCATTGGTTCTACTCGTACACCATCTTCCACTTTCACCCATCTTGCTCCGTTATATCTAAATAATCTGTTTGGAAAATAATCTGTTCTCAAATAAAATTCTCCTTCGCTGGCCGCTTGTGGGAATTGACTACCAAATCCGTATAAAGCACCGTTAGGTGGTACAGCATCGCCAGTAAGATATCCAACATAAAAGTTTTGTTTAGCAGTTTTAAGAGTAGGTCTACTAGAACCGTCATCATTAATTGCAACATTACCTTTAGCATCGGTTGGTACTACAAAGTACTGTTTAGTATCATAACCACTAATTACTGGTTGATTAGGATCCCCTGTAATATCTTCGTTTGCTTGATTAAGAACTGCTTCATTGATCTGCATTTCTTTTTCATAAGTTGACAACACATCACGTATAGTTGAACCTGTACCTTCTCCGCTGTCTTTGTCAAAAATTTCTTTAAATTCTTGGCTATCAATTATCGGCTTACACTTTGCACGTAGCAAGTGTGGATACCATGTTTGTGAAAATCCTTCGCTTGGACGACTAACATCTTCGATAACATAAAAACGTTTCAGTGATACACTAAAGTCGTTGAGTGCATAATCGTCTTTTAGGTGTGGTAACTCTAGCACGTCACCACTCATTAATTTTCTACCTAAATTTTCTACACTAGTGTTTAAGTGAAATGTTACAAAAATAGTGTCGTTTTGTAAAAACATTCCAAATTGACTTAGATCAAAGTCTAAATCTTGTACGTTGTAAATTCCTCTAATAGTGTAAACATCGTCTGAATACTTTCTGTCTCTGTTTTCTAAAAATAACAAATCTTGTATTTTTGTTTCAGGAATATCATTTGTGCCACGTGGCTGTGAAGCAGTGGCGCTATCTCCGGGGTCAACAGGTCCTTCATATTTGTGTACAAATATGTCCGTTCCGCCCACTTGAAAAGACTCGTAAACGTTCTTGTCAATAAAGCGATAATCTGCAGATTTCTCTGGTCTATATAAACTTAGTCTTGGCATAGTAATAGTATTTATTGAATAAATAGATGTAGCACAGGAAACTATAATGAGTACAGAACTAGATAACAAGAAACAGCAGGTTTTTAATTACGTTCGCACAATGCTAGGCGACGGTATGATCGATGTTGAACTCGATCCTAATCATTACGAAGTAGCACTTGAAAAAGCATTAGGCAAATATAGACAACGTGCTGAAAATGCTGTTGAAGAATCCTATGCTGTGTTAGAATTACAGGAAGATACCAATGATTATATTCTTCCCAACGAAGTAATTGAAGTTAGAGAACTTTTTAGACGTTCAATTGGATCAAGAACAGGCGGCGGAGACGGCGGTACACTGTTTGAGCCTTTCAACTTAGCCTACACTAACACATATTTGTTAAGTTCAACACAAATGGGCGGACTAGCAACCTACTATGCTTTTGCAGGATACCAAGAAATGGTTGGTAGAATGTTTGGTTCATTTATTACATTTAAATTTGAACCGGTTAGCAAGAAGTTAACAATCATGCAACGTCCTAGATCAGACGAACAAGTTTTAATGCAACTTTATAACTTTCGTCCAGATTTCAATCTTTTAAGTGATCCATATGCTGGCCAGTGGTTAAAAGATTATACTCTTGCAGTAGCCAAATATATGCTAGGCGAAGCAAGAAGCAAATTTGCAACTATTTCAACGCCACAAGGCGGCACTTCCCTAAACGGTGATGCTCTCAAAGCAGACGCACAAGCAGAAATGGAGAAATTGGAAATGGATTTGGCAAATTACGTAGATGGCAGTAAGCCATTATCATTCGTAATTGGCTAAAAACTGCTTGACTTTCCAAATTAATGACTATACAATTAGAAGATGCTTTCAAGAATAAAGGATCTTTTATGATAATCGGTATTTGTGGGTTGATTGGTTCGGGCAAAGGAACCGTAGCAGATTTCTTGGTAGAGCAACGTGGCTTTACAAAAATATCGTTTGCGGATAAACTTAAAGACGGTGTTGCTAGTGTGTTTGGCTGGGATCGCGAAATGCTAGAAGGTAACACAGACGATTCACGTGCTTGGCGTGAAAAAGTAGATCCTTATTGGAGCACAGAAACAGGACATCCTATTACACCTAGACTGGTGCTACAACTGTTTGGTACAGATTGTATGCGTAATGGTTTCTACGACGGTATATGGGTTAGTCTAGTTAAAAAGCAACTGCTTGAAAATCCTGATTCAAACTTTGTTATTCCGGATGTACGCTTTGAAAACGAAGCAAATATGATACGTTCTATTGGTGGTAAATTATGGCGTGTAAAACGCGGTGAAGAACCAGAATGGTGGGACGTAGCACAAAAGCAAATGCGAGTATCAGCGGATAAGAAAAAGAACGAAAGCATTGTGTTTATTAACAAGATGCAAGAACAATATCCTGATGTGCATATATCAGAATGGGCATGGTGCAATGTAGAATTTGATGCTGTTATAGAAAACGACAGCAGTATTGAGTTTCTTAAAAATCGGGTGTTAAGTCACCTTGTTTCCAAGTAAATCCTTCTTTGTGTAATATACGCTGACAGTTAGCACATACTGTTTTAAGATTACTGTGTCTACAGTTTGTTAGTTTTCCGTCAATATGATATACTGCAAACTGTTCATTGTGTTTGCTTGTAAAGCCACACTTATCGCACTTGTCTTTTTGACGATATCCTAGTTGATGCCACATAGGTATGCTTGGTGTTCTACCTCTTGCACACTGCTCACACTTGCTTCTATAATAGATCTTACGACCCTTCTTATAGTTTACTGCACAGGGTCTACGTTTACATGATTTACATAAAGGTCTGCTCATAATTGTATTTACCCGCCCTTTTCCATACCTTTTTCGCTGTATATAATACCGTATTTTTGGTTATCACTGCTAAATATGTTTAAGAACTTAATTTAAAGGAGTAACAACAATGGCACTTACATCACCAGGAGTTGAAGTTAGCGTAATTGACGAAAGTTTTTATACGCCAGCCGCGGCCGCAACGGTACCTTTGATCATCGTAGCGACAGCCGCTAATAAGCCAAATGGCGCAGGTACAGGAACTGCACAAGGAACGCTAAAAGCGAATGCAGGTACACCATACCTAATTACATCACAAAGAGAATTAACAGAAACGTTTGGTAACCCAACGTTCTACACAGATTCAAGCAATAATCCGTTGCATGGAAATGAACTAAATGAATACGGATTACAAAGTGCATATTCATTCTTAGGCGTAGCAAATAGAGCATACGTTGTAAGAGCAGATGCAGATTTAGGAGAACTTACAGGTTCTTCAGATGCACCATCGGGCACACCAGCAGATGGTACATATTGGTTTGATACTAATGATTCATTATTTGGTATTTTTGAATGGAATAGATCAACACAAAAATTCACTAACAAGGTTCCTTTAGTTCTTAATTCTGTTACACAACTTGTTGGCGATGTTTCATCAGGAGATCCAAAAACTAGCGTAGGTGCAAAAGGTGATTACGCTGTTGTTACTGCAAGAACATCAAACGATGTTTACTATAAAAATGCTGATAACGTTTGGGTTAAAGTTGGAACAACAACTAGTTCAAACATTGCGGCGGCAACAGGAAGTGATTCAACATTCACTTCTGATAGTTGGGCATCTAGTTGGCCAGTAATTCAAGCAACAGTTTCAGATCCTACTTTAGGAAACGGACAAGCGATTGCTATTAACGGAACAAGTGTTACACTTTCAGGAACAACTGTAGCGGCACTTGCTCAAGCAATTAACGGTGCGGCAATCCAAGGTGTTGGTGCTAAAGTAACAAGCACAGGTATTTTAGAAATCTACAGCGATGGTACTTCAAGTTCAGATGGCACTACAGACGACGGTGCTGTTATTATTGAAGATTTGTCAGGTGGTTCGATCAAAGCAGATACAGGAATCACAGCAACATATTATTCAGGTGTTGCTACACAAATTTCTAAGCACTCACAGGTTCCAACTTGGAAGTCAACTGATACTGTTACAGTAGCAGGTACTTCTAGAAGCGGAATCAAACCAAGTGGTAGTGTTTGGTTGAAAACAACTACACCAAACCTAGGCGCAAACTTAAAAATTCAAGTTTGGAATGATAACTTAGGAGTTTGGTCAACTGTAAGCACACCAATTTACAATACTAGAGAAGAAGCAGTTAACAACATTGATTCAACTGGTGGTACTCTTATTCCTGCAGGTACAGTTTTTGCTTTAGCAAACTATACAGGCAGAGCAACTGAAGCAGACAGCACAACAGGTGTTGAAAAACTTTTAAACTTCAAAGCGTACAGAAGAGTAACAAGTTCACCAACTACAGTAACAGGTGTTGAACAAGGTGCTAATCCTACTGTATCAACAGGTACAATTACTATTGCAGAAACTGTTGCAGGATCAAGCGTATATTCAACAGCAAAAAATGTTAATGTTACAACAGCAACAGTTGAAGGTATTGCAACTGCAATTTCAAATGCAGGATTTACTAATATCTCAGCAAGTGTTTCAAATGGTTATCTAACAATCAGCCATGCATTGGGCGGAGAAATTAAAATTACAGACGGTACTGGCGTTCTTTCAAGTGCAGGATTTACTGCGTGGGCACGTTCAAGTGCAGGTGTAGAAACAGGTACTGCAAACTACTATACAGCAGGCACCGATGATGATCACAATTTTGTAATTTCAAACTGGAAGCCACTTGTATATGAAGCAAGTGACGATGCTCCAACAGCAACTCCAGCAGATGGCACACTTTGGTACAACACTGTACTAGACGAAGTTGACATTATGGTACATGATGGTACTAAATGGGTTGGCTACTTAAACTATGGACCATATGCAGGTGCAACAGATCCAAATGGTCCGATTGTATCAGCAACTGCTCCTAGTAAGACAGGCGGCCAGTCAGATGGTACTGATCTAGTTAA